TTAAGTTTCATTACATTCATAGTGCCAATGAGAGCAACAGAATAGATCCAAGTGCTTCTAACATAATAGACGTTTATCTATTAACAAGATCTTACGATACAGCGTATAGATCTTTCTTAGCAGGAAACACTTCTATTGCTCCTTTACCACCAAGCAGTGATGAATTGTTCCAACAGTACGGTGCGGAAATTAATAAAGTAAAAGCAATTAGTGATGAAATAATATATCACCCAGTCAAGTATAAGGTATTATTTGGTTCTAAAGCAGGAGAAAATTTACAAGCGATATTTAAGGTAGTTAAAAATCCAGAAGCAGTTGTAAATGATAATGACATAAAAGTAAGAATCGTTTCTTCCATTAATAGATATTTTTCTTTACAGAATTGGGATTTCGGCGAAACATTTCACTTCACGGAGTTGGCTACCTATGTAATGAACTCATTAGCACCTGATATAGTTAATCTTATAATAGTACCAAAATTAGGCACATTATCCTTTGGTAGTTTGATTGAGATAAAAAGTGAAAATGATGAAATATTTGTGAGTGATGCTACAGTACAAGATATAGAAATAATAGATTCTATCACAGCTTCTAGAATACAAGCGTCTGGCAAAGTAATTACAAGCACCAGCACAACAAATGCTGGAATACAGAGTACAGCTTTGTCTAGCACCACTACAAGCACAGCCACTTCAACAACTACTACAAGTGGCACAAGCACCACTACAAGTAGCACAAGTAGAACTTCACAATCATCAAGCGGAGGAGGATCGTCAAGTGGCGGTGGATACTCAGGTGGCGGCGGATCTAGCGGTGGAGGCGGTAGTTCCGGCGGAGGCGGCGGAGGCTATGGATACTAATGGCACAAGATGAAAATGCTATTCCAGTAAATGACGCAGATAAAAATAAAAGAAAGTCTGCCGATTTACTGCCACGTTATTATCGCACAGTAGCAAATAAAAAATTCTTATCAAGCACTTTAGATCAATTAGTACAGCCAGGTAGCGTAGAAAAGGTTGACGGATACGTAGGTAGGAAAGATGCCAAGGCCTTTAAGGCTAGTGACAATTATGTATCTGAAATAAGTTTAGATAGAGATCAATATCAATTAGAACCTGTTTCTGTAATTAATGATTCTGTTGGTAATAATATTTTCTATAGAGATTATAGAGATTTATATAACAGCATAAAGATTCGTGGCGTTGATACTTCAAATCATGACAATATGTTTTCCCAAGAATATTATGCTTGGAACCCGCATATTAATTGGGATAAGTTTACAAACTTTAGAGAGTACTATTGGTTGCCAGGTGGACCAGATGCCATACCGGTATACGGATCATTTAGAAATGTCAAAAGCACATACAAAGTAACAAAGCAGGTTAATCTAGATAATGATGCTTATGTTTTTAATCAGGACAACCCTACAGGTAATCCTACCTTAACTTTATACAAAGGACAAACATATAGATTTGAAGTAGACACAGTAGATATGCCTTTTTCTATTAGGACGTCTGTAGATATTACAAATGATAATAATCTTTATACCAAAGGAATCACTGGACAAAAAACAGAAGATGGGGTACTAGAGTTTACAGTAGACTTAGAATCACCAGCGATTTTATATTATGTAGATTCAAATAACATTGAAGCTTCAGGACTTATTATAATAAAAGATATTATTGATAACACATTCTTAGATGTTGATAAAGATATAATTGGCAAAAAATCATATACAATGACCAACGGATATGACTTATCAAACGGAATGAAGTTAAAATTTTATGGAAATTTAAATCCTACAAAATACGGAGAAGGCTACTGGTATGTTGAAGGAGTTGGAGATTCAATACAACTTATATCAGAATCTGATATAGAAATTACAGCAGGATATCTACAGGATCAAGATATTGAATTCGATCAAGGAGGCTTTGATGACTTTCCTTTTGATGATGCTGTTTCCTATGCCGATAAAAAAGATTATGTTGTAATTAATAGAGCTTCCAAAGATAGAAATCAGTGGTCTAGATATAACAAATGGACACACAAGAATGTAATAGATGTCACAGCAAAAATAAATGAAGTAGCCACTGTGTTAGATCAAAACTTTAGAGCAATTAGACCTATTATTGAATTTGATGCTGGCTTAAAACTTTATGACTTTGGAACTTTTGCTAAAAAATCTGTAGATGTAATTGATACTGTTACCACAGACGTGTTTTCTAACATAGAAGGAAGTCCAGGATATTTTGTTGATGGCACAGAATTAGTACAAGGAATGCGTGTATTATTTACAGCTGATCCAGATAGTTTTGTAAACGGAAAAATTTATGAAGTAAAATTTATAAGTCAAAACAGTAACAATCAAATTACACTGGTAGAAACTACTGACACAGCGCCTATCGCAAACGAAACTGTTTTAGTCAAATCTGGCGATAAAAATAAAGGTAAAATTTATTATTACACAGGCACATCTTGGAAATTAGGACAAAATAAAACAGAAATTAATCAGCCTCCATTGTTTGACCTATATAACGATTCTGGAACTGCTCTTAATGCGTTAGAAGGAAGCACCTTTAAAGGAAATAAATTATTTTCTTACAAAGTAGGCACTGGTACAAACGATACGGAGTTAGGCTTTCCATTATCATATAGAACAATAGAAAATAGTGGCGATATAACTTTTGATTTTAATTTATTAAGTGAAACATACACTTATGATCAAGTCGCTGATGTCATAACGGCAAGCACCGATACTGGAATATTACGTAAGTACACAGATATAAGCAATTACTCAAATGTCACAGGTTGGATTAAGGCTAAAAAACTTTCCTCGCAACCTGTGGTAAAACAATATACCACTGGACCAAGAAACAATAATTTTATTATAGACGTATATGATAACAGTGGTGACTTGAATGATCTTCAAGTAAGTGTTTTTGTGGATAATGTTTTACAAAAAGAAGATACTACTTATACCATTGACAGAATTAACAGATATGCTTATGTAAGATTTTTAACAGATCTCGAAGACGACAAAAAAATTGTAATCGAAACAAAATCTAGCACAGCTAAAAATCAAAGAGGACACTACAAGTTTCCTATTAATTTAGAAAAAAATCCTATGAATGAAAATGTTGTTACATTTACATTAGGAGAAGTGATTGATCATGTTGATAGCATTATTAGTAATGTAAGTGACTTTGTAGGTGTGTATCCTGGAGTAGGAAATCTTAGAGATCTAGGACCAACTTCAGAGTTTGGACTAAAATTTGTTCAACATACTGGCCCAATAAACTTGCCAATGTTCAATCTTACGACTAAAGAATTTGATATGAACAGAGCTGTAAATTATGCTGGATTAGAATACATAAAATTTAAAAGAGAGTTTTTAAAAGTTGCTAATGAACTAGGATTCAATGGCGACACAAAAATACATGTAGATAAAATACTTGATAAAATATTTGAAACAAATACAAAACAAGATCCATTTTATTTTAGTGACATGGTTCCTTTTGGTGGAGATACCTTAGCAGAATTTAAGATAGAAGATTCATCGCAAACTATTTTTCCTATCACTAGAGCTGTAAGTTTTAGTCAATTAAACGAAAAGGCTATTTTAGTATATCTTGATGATAAGCAATTAATAAAAGATATTGACTATTCAATTGATCCTGATGCGTTTGTTGAATTAAAAATACCTGTAGTGGCAGATCAAATATTAAAAGTATATGAATATGAAACTACTGACGGATGTTGGATTAGTCCGACTCCTACAAAACTAGGTTTGTATCCTAAATTTATTCCTGAAATAAGTTTAGACACAACATACATTTCTGAAGTTCCAGACTCAACAGGTCCTTATAAAATATATGGGAGAGATTCTACAACTACAAAATCTTACAAAAATAAAGTAGGTTGGTTTTATCCGTTGTTTACAGACGAAGTATCTGCTCAACAGTATGATAAAACAAATGGCGGCACAGGTATTGCTCATACGCATACTTTTGCTGGCGATAATAGATTATGGTTTATGCCTAATAGTTCTATGAATCATGCTGATAATGATAGTAATTTGTTTGAAGAATGGCCCGCGGCTAGACCAGTAATACAAGGGCATGATGGATCTATTTGGAGATGTTACGGTGATTATAGAGATAACCTTATTCTTGATCTTGAAAAAAGGATCTACAATAACATAAAAATAGATTATAATGAATCCATATTAGATATACAAGACTTTTTAAATACAAAATCACAGCCTACCGCATTTGATAGATACAAGACTGCTGATATTATGATAGCAGATTTCAATCGTTGGTTAGAAACTGTTGGAAATCCTGATTACACAACTAATACATTTTATAAAAACGGAAACAATTTTAGTTTGAATTTTTATAAACATGGCGATCCTGACAACAATGCTGTTCCAGGAGGTTGGAGAGCAATTTACAAAGACTTTTATAATACTGATAGACCGCATACACATCCTTGGGAATGTCTTGGATACAAAATTAAACCTTCTTGGTTTGACACCGCTTATGGTCAAGCACCATACACAAGCAATAACCTTTTACTTTGGGGAGATTTAGAAAAGGGTATTGTTAGGGAACCTAATAAAAAAATTATTTACAGAAGAAAATTTAAGATTAAGGATCTTACAAAATATATTCCTGTTAATTCACAAGGAGATCTTTTGGATCCTGTTGCCACAGGATATTTGCGAGGCGGAATAGCAAGTAATTATGATGATAACTTTGTATTCGGAGACGAAGGGCCTGTAGAAACAGCATGGAGAAGAAGTTCCCATTATCCTTTTGCTTTAATTAGAGCTTGGATGCTTAGACAGCCAGCTCAATTATTTGGCGTAGCATTTGATAGAAGTAGAATAGCACGTAATTTAGCAGGGCAACTTGTATACACAGACACTTCTAAAAGATTAAATTTAAAAGATCTAAAGTTTCCTAATGTACCTAGTGATTCTACTAGAGTTTTTACTTCTGGTTTAATAAACTATATGCAAGGTTACTTGATAGGAAATGAAGATGTAACATTTAAAACTTATCAAAATAGACTAACAAGTTTAGAAAATAAGTTAGGTCATAAGATAGGCGGCTTTACTCAAAAAAATAAATTCAGACTTATTTTAGATAGTAGAAATCCAAATAACGAAGGTAATGTATTTGTTCCTGAAGAAAACTATAAAGTTGTACTTACAAAAAGTATTCCTATCGATGTTTATTCTTACAGTGGCATGATTATAGAAAAAGTACCAAATGGCTTTGTAATAAAAGGTTACGACAAAGATAGACCATATTTTCCTACATATCCAGTAATACGAAAACAAAATGATATTTTAGTAAATGTTGGCGGAATAAGTGAAGATTTTGTTACCTTTGATAATGGACAAACATACAGTATAGGACAAATTGTAGAGAACAACGGAGTATTTTATAGAACAAACACCGGACATACTTCGGGCGGGTCTATTGATTTAAACTTCTTTACTAGATTAGAAAAATTACCAACCGAAGGTGGAGCAGATGCTTTTTTCTCTAAAACTTTTGATAATGTAATACAAAAAATTGATTATGGTACTGTATATGAAGATATCCAAGGAGTAGTGGATTTAATTCTTGGATATGAAAAGTATCTTACAACAGTAGGATTTCAATTCAACACATTTAACAAAGATCTTGAAGAAATTGAAAACTGGGCTTTAAGTGCTAAAGAATTTATGTTTTGGTCAACACAAAACTGGGATGAGGGAGCTGTATTAACAGTAAGTCCTTCTGCTAGGCAGGTGTACTTTGAAAAACCGTTTACTGTGGTAGATGACATTTATGATAACTTCTATGATTACAGTTTACTACAAGCTGATGGAAAACGTTTACTAGCAGACTTTGCTACAACAGAAAGAGATAATACCAACCAATTTGGTATCTATGTGAAGAATACAGACCAAGGTATATATCATCTTAAGGTGCCGGTAGTACAAACTGAACATGCCATAGTGATAGATAACACCACAGTATTCAATGATGTGATATATAATCGTCCGCAAGGATATAGACAAGAAAGAATAAAAGTAAAAGGATATAGATCAGACGATTGGAACGGATCATTAAATGTTCCTGGGTTTGTATTTGACGATGCGTTTATTAACGAATGGACATCATATCAAGATTACAAAATAGGTGATATAATTCAACACAAAGAATTTTATTATGTTGCTAATACTAATGTATCTGGAACACAAAGATTTGAATCAAAAAACTTTGTATTATTAGACGGAAAGCCTGAACAACAACTACTTCCAAATCTTGATTACAAAGCAAGACAGTTTTCTGATTTCTATGACCTTGACAGTGATAACTTTGATATTGAACAGCAAAAGTTAGCACAACATTTAATAGGATATCAAAAAAGAAAGTATCTTGAAAATATTATTCCAGACGATGTAAGTCAATATAAATTTTTCCAAGGAATGATTCAAGATAAAGGAACTAAAAACGTTTTAAACAAATTGTTTGATAAACTTGGAAGTGCCAATAAAGAAAGTATAGAATATTTTGAAGAATGGGCTATCAGAGCAGGACGTTACGGTGCCACAGAAGGAAATGATCAATTTGAATTATTATTTGATGAAGAAAAGTATAGATTAGAACCACAACCGGTTGAATTAGTAGATGAAGTAAATCCTAAAGATACCAGTCTTGTTTATAGGCTTGATAGGAACGGAGTGTATGCTAAATCTAAGAATTATGATCACAAACCATTTCCTACAAAATACTATTCTGATGAGACCATGTTTGTTAAATCAGCAGGATATGTAAATCCGTTAGATGTAAACTTACAATTATTAAATTATACAGATCTAAGCACACAAACTTTAGGAAACTTAAAAGGCGGAGAATATGTATGGACTGCGATAGATAAGTCTCAAAAGACTTGGGGAGTGTACAAATATATTCCAACAGAATATAAAATTAAAAGCACAACTGATACAGCAGATAATTCATTTACAATAACTTTAGATAAAGCCACAAACTTTGAAATAGGAGACATCATAGCTGTAAACGACATTGATACAGATACTGATGGTTATTACAAAATAAAAGCAATATCTTTAAATGTAATTACATTAGAACACGAAGCTACAAAAAATATTACAGCTACAGAAACAGCAAATGGATTTATTACAAGATTTAAAAACGTTAGATTAACAAAATTAAGTGAAGCTAATGATAGTATAGAAGGCGAAGGTGCTAGATCTTTTTCAATTGGTAGTGAAAATTTAAGCTCAGATAGAATCTGGGTAGACGATGATGATACAGGAAAATGGCTTGTTTTAAATTACAAACAGGTATATGAACTTAAACCTAACATTGTTAACACCACAGCAGGATTATTAGACAGTACACAAAAAGATTTTGGTTCAAGTATAAGCGTAAATGATCAAAATAATCTAATGGCGGTTACTGCTCCGAAAGATTTAAATGGAAGTGTGTATATCTATAATAGACCAAGCGAAGCAACAGAGTATAGCTTATTACAACAAATAGATGAAGATGCTTTTTACTTTGATCAAAACGGAGGCTTTGGAACTAGCGCCGCTTTGAGTCCTGATGGTAAATGGTTAGCAGTTGGTTCTCCTCAAGCTTCAAATACTAAAAGTTCATACAAAGGAGATTATAATAATCAAACTGCTTATGTAAAAGGTGATGTTGTACTTTATAAAGAACAACTTTGGCAAGCTGATAGGGCAATAGAGTCTCAAGCTGTACAGAGTTGTATTAATCATGCTTCAAACGCACAAGCGGCAGAAAATGATTATGATGCGAACACACAAGACTATCCAACAATAGTCTATATGATGCGTGGTAATCATAGTATGCCAGATGCTAGTACAGACCATATTTTAATTAGAGCAGAAACACAACAATGGGAAGCTAGTAAAGCAGGTGATATTCTAACATTAAAATGGAATGCTTACAAGACTGGTGCTTTATCAGGTGTATCTCCTTTCAACAATGACGCTATTGTAAATGAAGCGTTTATAAATGGCAATCATGTCATTGTTAATAAAGTCAAAATGGTTATAGAAGTTATTAGTGCTCTTGACGTCCCAGATGTAGGAGATGAAATAACAACGGAAACTGCTAGAGCAAACGTAGCATACAGATTTATAGATTCAGACAACAAAATGATTCTATATCTTAATAATGTAAATGGAGAATTACAAACTTCAGGCACAGTACAAAGAAACAATGTTACTGTTGGATCTTTTACAACAGTTAATCATATAGGCGATGACTATCATACAGGTTGGTGGCAAATTGCTGTAGGTAGTACATTCAACTCAACCAATTTAGTAGAAACAAATCCTAATTTAGTAGTACAAGATTTAACATTAGCAGAAGAAGGTGCGCCTAGCACACCTAGTCCTTTTACAAATATTCTAGATACAGTTGTACAACAATTAACCACTGAACCCGCAAGGAATTCATTTTACGGTATTTTAAGTTATTACAACGGAGCAACATCGTCTAATGTAATTGATACGAGATGGTTTGTCAGAACAGAATTACAACATGGAGCAACGTATCAAGTTGGTGATAAATTTAGAATGTGGGCAAACACTTTATATGACAATGGCATTAGACAAGACCCAGAACCTGTTCTAAATTTAAGTTTCGATTATCTTAATAATACTGAACATACGATAGCTGATATTTGGAATGGCTTTTGTATTGTAAGACTTACAAATTTTGATCTTAGTGGAGATCCATTCCTACCACAAATTGGGGATACTGTTACTTGTTCTACTACAGGAAGTACAGCAGAGGTAGCTTACATACAGAGAGAATTTGCTACAATAAGAATTTATTTAAAAAATAGAAATGGCACATTCAGTAAAGGTGTTGACTTTGGCGAAACATCAAGTATGACATTTGTCGAAAATGATAGTACAGTAAGAACAATAGGACCTATCAGTAGTTCACATTTAGAAAATACAACAGCAGGTGTAATGCTAGTAGTTGATAAAGGACAAAATATACAAGTTGGTACAGCTATATTTTTACAGGACAGGGAATATTGGATTTACAATACAAGAACAATACTAGGAGTTGAAGATTCAGCTAACCCGCCAGGACCTTTGAATCTAGATTGGAACAGAACTTATAATATTCCATTATCAACAGGCGGATACAGTTCTAACTTGGATAAAGAAGGAACGTTTGCTATATATGAAAGAAAAGAATTAACCTTTGCTTTGAAAGGATATTATACAGTACCTAATTCTGCTCCGAACAGAAAGTTAGGAACTAAAATTAAGTTTGCTCAAATAGACTCAAGTACATATAAATTATTTGTATCTGCTGGAGGTGATAAAACCGAACTTAACGAAGGAAGAATTTATATATTTGACAAAAATAGCACTGATGACTTTGTGTTATCTAACGATAATGATTATAGAGGAACATACAGTACAGCATCAACTTACTTTGTTAACGATCTTGTAAGAGTAGGAGAAACAATCTATAAGGCGAAAACAAACACAGTTCCTGGAGCATTTAATTTAAATTTCTGGGACACAGTAAACAGCGGAGTTGATTTATTAGGATATGTTCCAAATGATACCAATTTTAGTATTACTGAAAGCACGTTGGAACAAAAGTTCTTAGAAGAATTCGGAGCGGACTATGATGTTAGCACAGACGGAAATGTTTTAATTTCAACAGCTAGATATCTTAATGCTAATGATAGTAGCGTGCCTAACAGAAGGATTGTTGTTTATAGAAAGAGCGGAAATCACTATACGTATTCACAGCTATTAGAAACACAGGACATCTCTGAAAATTGGGGACAAACAATAGCAATAAGCAACGACGGTAAGAAAATAGCAGTTGGTGCTCCAGATAATAGCACGAGAGATATAAGAGGCGGAGCAGTATATATCTACATACAGGGTACAGATGGTAGATTTAGCTTGAATCAAACACTTCGACCTATTGATAGGACGTCTAATACTAGATTTGGAAGTAAATTAGATTTTGATGGAAATACATTAGCAATAGCTTCAAGAGGTGGAGACCTAGAAAGAGTAACTACATTTGATCAAGATACCACAATTTTTGACAACGGTAACACTCCTTACAAGGTAATTGATAACGATAGTGGATTGGTGAGCATTTATGAAACAGTTAATGATAGCTTACTGTATGGCCAAGACTTTTCTTACGATAAGGATACACAAGACTTTGGAAGTATAATGCTTGTGAAAAATAATCATGTATACTTAGGTTTACCTAAACAGCAAATACTTTCTAACAACACAATAGATAGAGGGTTGGTTGCAGAATATAGAAAACCAGTCAATAGCACTTCTTGGACAGTAGGAAGACAACCTGTTATACCAATTGATGTCAATAAATTAAAAGGCATAAATTTATTTGATAAAAAAACAAACGGCCTTGTTACATACTTAGATTACATTGATCCTTTACAAGGAAAAATAGCAGGAAATGCTGAACAAGAAATTACATTCAAAGTTTCTTATGATCCATCAAAATACAATGTAGCTACAGCGACAGGCACTACATTAGATACACTTGATTATACTGCTGAAAAATGGGTAGGAAAAATTTGGTGGGATATCGGAAGTGCTAGATTTATAAATCATCACCAAGGAGATATTTTAGAATCTACTGCTAACTTTAATACACTATTCTCTGGAACAACAGCAGATGTATATGAATGGGTAGAAAGTGATTTGCTTCCAAGTGAATGGGACGCACAGACAGGCACAGAAGAAGGATTGACAAATGGTATAAGTGGTACAACCAAATATGGTGATACAGCCTACAGCACTAGAAGATTATATGATTCTGCTTCGCAGACTTTTTCAAACCATTATTATTATTGGGTAAAAGATAAACTTACATTACCAGATGATGTTACAAGAAGAACAACAGCTTCTGATATTAGTAAATTAATTACAACACCAGCTCAACAAGGAGTAAGATTTGTAGCACCGTTAGGTAACAATAGATTTGCTTTGTATAATTGTTCTAGTTTAATTAAAGATAAAGATGTAGGTATCACATTTAATTGGTGGACAATAGACAATCAAGAACAAAATGTTCATAACGAATATCAAATTATTTCCGATGGTTTAGAAACAAGTATACCTAACGACACTATTAAACAAAAATGGATTGATAGTTTAGTGGGCTTTGATATGAACGACAGACCAGTGCCGGACGAAGACTTACCTATTAGACAAAGATATGGAAATTTAAATGATCCAAGACAAAGCTGGTTTATAAACAGGACTGAAGCTAGAAAACAATTTATAGAGCGTGTTAATAAAATTTTAAAAACACAATTGATTGTTGATAGTAAAGACTTATCTGGTTTAACAGCAATAGATCCTAGGCCTTCTAGCGTGTCAGGAATATACGACACAACATCAGATACGTTTGCGGAATTAAGATTCATTAGTGTTGCCAATGTTAAACAAGCAAACCTGACACTAGAAGTTGAAAACGGAACAATTATAAATGTTTTGATAAACGATCCTGGTAAAGGATACATCAATTCACCTACATATACTATAAAAGATACTACAGGAAAAGATGCTGAATTAAGTTTCGTACTAGCTACTGACGGTAGTATATCATCAGTCAACATAGTTAACGGCGGAACAAATTATGTGTCACCAACTATTGAAGTAAGAAAATTTAGTGTGTTGGCTAAAACTGATGAAACAGTAGGAGGTAAGTGGGCGGTATTTGCTTGGGATGGATCAGAATGGTTAAGAACGTTGACACAAGCATATGATGTAAATGCTTATTGGCAATATATTGATTGGTACGAAACAGGATATAATAATTTTACACCTATTAATTACACAATCTCTAGTAGTTATGAACTGTACGGTTTGGGAGATAAAATAGGTGACGTGGTTAAAATTAATAATGTAGGGACAGGCGGCTGGTTGCTCCTAGAAAAAGAAGACGATCAAGATACCGAAGATTATACAATTAACTATAAAACAATAGGAAGACAAAACGGAACTATTGAATTTAAAAATTCTTTATATGATGTAACAAATGAAAACATAGCGTACGATGGCAGTGGATTTGATAAAATATTTTATGACACAGAGCCTGTCGCTGAAATGCGTTTGATAATAGGAATATTAGAAAATAATATTTTTGTAGATGATTTATTGAAAAATTGGAACGAATGTTTCTTTGCTGGTTTAAGATATGTGTTTACTGAACAACCTAATGTTGATTGGGCGTTTAAAACAAGTTTCATAAAAGCAAAACACAATGTAGGAGAATTAGATCAACGCATTACATTTAAAAATGATAGCTTACCTAGTTACGAATCATACATAAATGAAGTCAAACCATATAGAACGAAAGTAAGAGAATATTTAAGTTCATACGAAAAAACAGATCCTAGTTCAACAGTTGTCACAGACTTTGACTTACCTACAGTCTACAATGAAATAGAAGGTAGAATAACACCACAATCTGTACAAGTAATAGATAATAAAATAGTATCTGGATTTTCAGAAATAACAAAATATCCAAGTAAACATTGGGCAGAAAATATTGGATTTGAACTACAAAGTTTAAGCATTGCTGATACTGGGGTAGGTTATTTAGATGCTCCTGTAATCAAGATCACCGGAGGTGGTGGATCAGGAGCAAAAGCAACAGCATTTATTGGAACTGATGGAAAGATTACTGCGGTCAAAGTTACTAATACAGGATCAGGATACCTTTCACAACCAACAATAACTTTAGAAGGATCTTTACAAGATGGAGGATCACCAGCAAGATTAAGTCCTGTGTTAGGTGGAGGAAAAGCTAGATCAACTCATCTAAGATGTAAGTTTGATAGAGTTACAGGAACATACTTGTTTAGCCAGTTATCGACTACAGAAACATTTACAACAACATCCAATCAACAAATATTTGATTTGAAATGGCCAATGCAATTGAAAAACACACAAATCACAGTGACCGTGGATGGGTTGGAAGCATTAAGAAGTGAATACACATTTGAAAATAAATCTGACTCAAGCAAAGGTTATTTGAGAAAATATGGAAGAATATTTTTTACTGAACCTCAGTCAGCAAGTAAAAGTGTTGTAATTACCTACAATAAATCCGCAGAGCTTTTACAAGCTCAAGATAGAATTAATTTTTATTATAATCCAACCACCGGCATGTTTGGAAATGACTTAGGACAAATTTTAGACGGTGTTGATTACGGAGGAGTAGAAGTAAGCAGTTACAGTTTTGGTACAGGTACTGGTTGGGATTCAGATGCTTGGTTTACAACAACTTATGATACTTTTGATACGACATTTGATGATGAAATATTCCAAATGGACGGTAGCACAGAAGTGTTTACATTGAGTAAGCCTTTGGAAAATAATGTTGTTTATAATGTTTACCTAAATGGGAAAAGGATAGATGATCCAAACTTTGGCACAGCATCACAAACAAACGTAAATGCTGTAATGAGTAGTATTACAGGTGACGGTACGCAAACTACAATTACTATTACCAATGATATACAAAAGTTTGTAGCAAATGATGTTGTTGTATTTAGAAAAACTACATCAGATGGATCTTTCTTACCTGATCCTAGATCTTATGATACTGTTTTAAGTGGAGGAGACTTACAGTTTAGTACGGCCAAAGGTATTAATCCGGAAGAAATAATTATAGATGGAGATGGTTTTGTAACTCCGACTACAAGTAAAGGACCAGAAGAACAAATCCCAGGGCAGGTTTTAGATACAGTTGATATAAAAGTGTTCCATAGACCAGAAGCAGGAGGTAGCTTATTGAGTAGTAATTGCTATAATGCTGATGGAAATACAGTAGACTTTAAATTTGGCATACAGCCGCAAAGTGAAAATGGCTTGTATGTAAGATTAAATAGAATTACGCAATCACCAACTACATATAAAGTAGATTATAGGAATAAAACTGTTAGATTCAATACTACTCCTTCAAATGGTACCAGTGTTAACATAATCAGTGTTAGTGGTAATGGAGAGAATATTATTGAGTTTGATGAATTTACAGGTGATGGTTGTACAACACAATTTAAAACAAAAGCTCATTGGACAACAAAATTAGATTACATTGCCACTGTTGATGGAAAAGAAGTAGAATCAGTGTTAGTGTCTAGTGAAGATAGTGGAATACAAGATCCTAAAGCAGTAATAGTATTTGGTAGAGCTCCAAGAGACGGAAGTGTAATTAACTTTGCTGTATACGATAAAGTTCAAAGTTACAGTAAGATAGAAACACAAGAGTTCACTGGGGACGGAAGCACAGTTAACTTTACATTAGAAAAAACTCCATACTCTACTATTCCACATACACACAACGTTGTGGTACAGGTAGGAAACAAAATACTTAATGCTGGTTACAATCAACAGTTTACAGTTCAAGCAGGAGTATCAGAATACTTTTTAGAAATATGGCAAACACCTATAGGAAGTTTTGATAATTCAAACGTGTTGGCTATTCTTAATGGAACAGAATTAAAAATTGCTACTGAATTTAATATACGTCCAGCTAATAGTTCTATTATACTAGAACCAGGCATAGGACAACCAGGAGATATATTAGAAGTTTATATTAGAGATGATGGAGAATATGCTTTTGGAGCAGTTGAAGTAATTAACAATCAAAATACTTGGGTTGAAACACCCGGTGTATTAAAACTAGATGTTGCGCCTGCTGTAGGAGAAACAATAAAAATCACTACATACAGTAAACATGACATACAAGATTTTGAAAGACAAAATTTTGATATAATAGCAAGATCAACTCTGTCAGTTGGTAGTGAAGATCACATACAATACAATCATCTAAAGGCAGGATTAGTTGAACTTAGAAAGACAGCCATAGATGCTCAGTATGTATGGTTTATAGTAAATGGCGAACTAAAGACACCTAGCGTAGATTATTATCTTACAGATGACAAAAAATTTGTAAAATATAACAATCCTTTAGTAGATAATGACGTTATAGAAATAATTCAATATAGCTCCGACGGTCCGATTACACCTAAGTTTGGATTTAGTCAGTTCAAAGATATACTTAACAGAAACATTTACAAGCGACTAGGTGACGTAGCACCATTAAAACTTGCTGAAGAGCTTAAAGTTACAGACAAACAAATTAATTTGATAGATGCTAGTACAATAAGTGCTCCAGATAAAAACAGTGGAATACCAGGAATATTGTTTATAAATGGTGAAAGAATTACGTTTTTAATTAAACAAGGTAATGTATTAAAACAAATACAAAGGGCAACATTAGGTACAGGAGCACCAGATGTACACCCAGCTGGTAGTGACGTATATAATCAAGGATTACAGCAGACAGCACCATACGCAGATAAAACTATAACTGAAGATTTTGTTGGTGATGGTTCTACGAGCGTATACGAATTATCGTTTATACCTAATTCAGTCAATGAATTTGAAGTATTTGTTGCTGGCAAGAGATTAAGAAAGAATAGTATACAGATGTTCGATGTTACAATAGATCAGGATTCTCCTGAAGCAGATGTGACATCACCTGCTCAATTTAGTGTTGATGGCACAACGAATCAGCTAACTTTAACCACTACACCGGCAAATTTAGCTAAAATACAAGTCATTAGGCGCACAGGTACACTATGGACAGATAACGGACAATCCTTAAATGATGCGGAAAGTTTGGTAGCACGTTTCTTTAAGGCGGAAAAGGTGGAGCTACCAAAATAAATACAGTTGTAGGAAAACAATATGATTGACACTTTTAAAGAACAAAACGGGGTATTACTCCAAGGACACATAAAAATAACAAATCCTGAATCAGGCGAAATTCTTGTTGATAAAAGAAACGCTATTCATTATGAAAATATGAGTATTTCATTAGCAGAAAGTTTAGCTAATGCAGGCTCTGGTTTTATATACGAAATGGCTTTTGGAAACGGTGGAACCAGCATAGATCCAACAGGTATTATTACATATTTAACTCCTAATTCTACAGGCACTAATGCAAGTCTATATAATCAAACATACGTAAAAGTTGTTGATGATAGAAGTGTTAACAATACAGACCCTGCTAGAAATAAGATAGAATCAAGACATGTAAGTGGTACAAACTATACAGACATTTTAGTTACTTGCTTATTGGATTATGGTGAACCAACAGGACAGGACGCTCTTGATAATGCCACTGATGCAAACAGCTTATATGTATTTGACGAATTAGGTTTGGTTAGTTACAATGCATCGGGCACTGGAAGATTACTTACACATGTTATATTCCATCCTGTACAAAAAAGTCTTAATAGACTTGTACAGATTGATTATACTGTGAGAGTTCAAAGTTTATCTGGGTTGAATGAATAATGGCTTATACTATAAATTATGCTGACACAAACAAAGGAACTATTTCTATTGAAGATAGTACAATTAATCAATCAACAAGTCTTGATATTCCCGGAAGAAATACAACAAGTTATGGATCAGTCATTGCAAATAGTTTTCTAAATTTATTAGAAAATTTTGCAAATACTTCAGCACCTAGGAACCCAATACAAGGACAGTTATGGTATGATAGTTCTACTGGTGTTAACACTCTAAAATTATATGACGGAACTGGTTGGATAAATGCAAGTGGTTTGAAAAAAGGAAATACTGCACCAACTGTATCATCTGCTCTGACTGGAGACTTATGGAGTGATACTGATAATAATCAATTATATATTTTTACAGGATCTGGTTGGACACTAGTAGGTCCTGAATATAGTGATGGTTTACTGACAGGATCTAAACCAGTAGTAGTAACAGGTAAAGATGAAATCAATTATACAATACTACAAGTAGAAGTAGCAGGTAGTCCTGTTGCAATTTATAGTACAAAAAGTTTTCAACCTAAAACAACTATTGTTGGATTTACAACTATTAACCCGGGTATCAACTTATCTTCAATTGATATAGGAGGAGCAGGCGTAGGTAAATTTTATGGTACAAGTGAAAAGGCTGAAAATTTACTTATAGGTGGTACAAGCATATCAGCAACAAAATTTTTAAGAAGTGATGTTACAAGTACTTCCGATGAACAAATTATTGTTAGTAACAACAAAGGTATACAAGTTGGGCAAGATGCTATTGTTACTCTTGATGTGCAGGGAACTTCTGGAGTTGTAACTAACTTAACATCTGGTGCACCAATTGATTTTAAAGTAAATAATTTAGGTACACAGAAAAATGTTATACGAATTGACTCTACAGAAAAAGTTGGAATCAATACATTGTCACCTGCTGAAGCATTAGATGTATCAGGGTCTATACAAGCAAGTAACAATTTAATAATACAAGGAACAACAGATAGTACAAGCATTGGAACAGGTGCTGTAAAGATATCAGGCGGCGTTGGAATAGCCAAAAAATTATATGTAGGTACAGATTTAAATGTTGCAGGAACAGGAACAACAGGAACAATAGTTCCATCAGCGACACAAACCTATAATTTAGGTACATCAGATAAAAGATGGGCAAGTGTAAACTCTGTAGAATTTAGAGGTAACTTGATAGGAAACGTTACAGGTACTGTTACAGGTGGATCTGCTAACGCAAATAAGTTGACAAGTTCTAGTACATTCGAGCTTACAGGTGATGTAAGTTCAAACCAAATTACGTTTGATGGGCAAACTGGTGGTACAACTAAGGTATTTACAACTGCAATAAGCAATACATTTATTGCAAACAAGACACTAGTTACTACTCCAAATACAGATGATGAAATAATTATTAACA